TATGACTATAGTAACAATATAAAAGACTACCCAAAGGGGGTATATACCCTCAAATTTAAGCCAAAAAACACGCTCTCAAGTGGTAACCTATTCCCAAACAATTTAAACGCCTAAATGGGGCTAATTTGGAGGTTCTAGCGGTATTGTATAGATAGGTTCTTAACCCCTGTTTTAATATAGATATTCTGGTGAGTTTAGACTGAGTCTAAATTGAGGATAAAAAAAGGGGGCGATTAAGCCCCCCAGTGTTTGATTGGTTGTTGTGTTTAGTAATTACAAAGTAGAACGTTTCCGTTATCTAATATAAAAGTAGTTGTTATATTTTCTAGTTCTTCAAGGTCTTCAAGGTCGTATGACTCTAACGCCTCTTTTATCGTGTCGTACTCTGTCCATTCGCAACAGATACCGACCATATCAAAATTCATGTCTTCGCCTAGTTCGTCATAGTAATGGTAGAGTTCAACAAGTGCATCATAACTGAATTGATTCTGTCTAGTCTCTGACGTTCTAAAAGCGTTGATAAATTTTGTTTTTGTTATCTCTTCATACATCATTTTTTAATCCCCGTTTAGTTAGTTAGTATGAATAATATAATCAATAATGCTTATTCTGTCAAATAATTTTGATAACTGTTTTTTTCTAACTCTTTTATGCTGTCATTAGTGCATTGGACAGCACCAGAACAAAAGATAATCAATAGTAATGTATTAATGATATATACCCTAATATCAGTTCTGTTTGTTACTTTCCTTTTAGTTCTCATATTTTCCCCTTTTATAGTGCGACATTATTACTTTTCGTCATAAGCATTAATGTTTATATGCTCTTTTATTATATATATTCTTTGCTGTTTTTATGTTCTTTATATCCTCATCAGATGCTAACAATTGACCGAATGGAGTATCTATATTTTTAATCCATGTTTTTAGTTCTTTATTGCTGAGACTGTTCAACCATTTATCCATTATTTACCCCCCCTTAAAATTTTATAATCGTTTGGTGTTGCCTTTCCGTCTAACAGTTTATCAAGTGCCTTGAGTTGTGCTAGTGAAAAATCGTTTATCCTTTCAGCATTTACTGTTTCATCAAAGTTTGGCATTGTTACTTGTTTTTTATGTTTCATTGTTTAAGTTCTCCCTATTAAGTTATTAGTATTATAACCTTATCATCAAAAATGATTAAATGCAACCCTAAAAGATGGGGGGGCTGATCCGCCCCCCCTTAACCTTATGAAATAACCATTATTGATAAAGATGATGAAACAGTATGTTCTGTTTGTAGATTGCTACTCATTGCCAGATATTCCCCTTTGTTTATTGCTTCCTCTTTTGTTTCTGCTTCTATGTCAGTTTCATAAGTGGTTATTTCTTTAACTTCTATCCTATATTTATTCATGACTTCCTTTATTGGTTAGTATCATTTATAAATATAATCTTTTTTGATTACCTTGTCAACAAAAACAAAAAAGGGACAATTAGCCCCTTTAATGCCTAACCACTTGGAGAAAGTGTTTAATTTAAATTAAAAATAGCGTTATTGTAGCCTTGTATAAAAAATAACATTTCTTTAACAGAGTTAAATGCTTTGCTACTTTCTCCGCCACTGTTTAACCTTAAAGCAATTTTAGAGCCATAATATTGATTTGAAGTAAAATAAACTTCTTTTATGTCCTCTGCCTTGTATCTCTCAAAACCATTTTTCTCTATATGGTTTTTAAAGTCTCTGCATTGGTAAGCGTTATAATATTTATTATTACCTTTAAGGTTGAATAAACAAAAATCTTTCATTTGTTTAAATTCTTTTTCTCTTTCTTTTATGAAGTCTTTCATTGTTTCCCCTTGTTTATTGTTAGTAACACAATAATATTATTATCATTTTTGATTATGTCAAGCATTAAATTGTAAAAGAGCAAAAAAAATATTATAACAGATTTTAACCCCAATTTGTGCCACTATTTACCCTTTAAATCCTTTATAAATCAATGCTTTAATTAAAAAAAAGCCCCTTTAGTTTTACCTATTGGGGCTTATAAAAAACTTATTTTTAATTATTGTTAGGCATAATTTAATTGTTTATGACCTGTTTTAAAAATTACATGAATATCTGTAAATTCATCAATTTTTTTATTTGCGTTTTTTTCTTGCCACAACTCTGCTTCTCTTAGTGCTTGGGCTTGCTCTTGTTGTGTTGTTTTATCGCTCAATAATAAATTAATACTTGCATATTTTGGGTCAATCGTTCTACTAAACGGATTAAAATAATTGGCTTTTTCACAATATATTTTAAAAGTTTCTCCATATTCTTTTTGGTGTTCAGCCATATTGACCAAATATGTTTTGATATCCATATCTTTAACTTTTATTGCGTTAATATCTAATTCTTTTGTTTTCATGGTAATCCCCTTATTAATTGTTAATGAATGCCTTGATATCGTCTGCATAATATACTACTAGCCTATTAGGTAGTTGATAATATTTTAATTTTTGGCTTTGTTTGTTTCTCATCTTCAATAATTTTTCTTTACTTATACCAAAGATTTTTTCAACATCGCTTGGATATAAAAATGGTTTTGAAATGGTTAAATGGTTGTTTTTCATTGTTTCTCCCTAGTTGTAAAAATTTAATTTATCATCTTTATTGATTATATGCAATACCTGTTATTAAATAAAAAAATTGTGCTGATATTCTTCATTTTCATCATTATCGTCAAGCATATACAAGGCTTTTTGCTTTCTTGCTCCCTCTATTTGTTTGATGTTTTGCCTTTCGAAATCTGACTCTAACTTTTCCCTTAAATCCTGTAACCGACTTATAGCCAGATTGACACCCCTTAACATTTCAGCGTTTACTTCTGTTATTTTCTTTTCAATTATCATTAATTGGTCGATTTCATAATTTAGCATTTCAAAATTTAGTTCATTTTCATCATCTAACATATATTTATTTTTACCACTCATTTTAATAAATCTCCTTTATTTCGCAATCTGCTTGCTCTATATCATCGCAACAGCTTTGACATACAATAGAAAACCATTCCAAATGATAAAGCCACATAATATGATTACATTCTGGACAAGTTATCTCATACTTTTCTGGTAATTCGTAATTATTTAGTTCCATTTTTTACCCCCTATCGTTTTTATTAGTTTATTAATATCTTTAATATAAGCAAGTTTTTTTGCCTCTCTCCTTTTCCATTCTTTTGCGCTAAGTCTTGGCATTTATGTTCTCCTTCATTCTTTCGATAGTTTATTTAATTTATCAAGCAAAGTTTTTAAAAAGAATTTTTTTCTAGTATGACTTTGATACAGTTCAAGATAATGTTTAAATTCCTTTTCACCTCTTTTACTGATAGAGCCATTTTTGTTAAATGGTAGCGTTGCCTTTACCGTTTCATATTCCTTTTTGGTGATAAATTGCGATATTTCATACTCTACCGAATCTTTTAAATGCTTAATTTCTTTAGAGTTCAATCGAATCATTAATTAACTCTCCTTAAGTTTGCATTATTACTTGGATTCTCATTTCAACTTTTCTTATCATGCACTCTTCTTCATCAACGCTTGCATTGATACGCTCAATGGCTCTGGCAACATCATGGTGAGAGTCATAGCCATAAAACTCCTCATAATAAAATGGGCGTTCGGCTAATGATTCCTCAAAGTGTATCTTTTTGCCTTTACCAACTTCTTTTCTTTTGACTTCGTAAGCCTGTACTACTGTAGTTGTAATCATAATAGTTCTCCTTAAGTTAATTACATAATCATTATTGTTCATAAAAATATATTTGTCAATACCTTGTACTTGAAATTTTTTCTATAACATAAAGTTAAAAGTGACAAAGCTACTTTATATTTTTTCAAACAGATTCCGATTATATCATCATTTTTGATTATTGTCAAGTTTTATTTTTCTTGTAACTTATTGATTTTGTTATGAATTTAGATTTGACTCTAATCATTTTTGATGATACTATATATATATGAGTTGAAAAGCTCATTTGCTCTTTAACAATTTGGAACAATATTAACTATTTGGAGAAAATTATGAATAATACAAAACAAAAAAATGTATATTATGAGTATGAAATGAATGTTGTTGATGAAGATGATGAAACAATATGTTCTTATCATAACAATTTTTGGTTAGGTGATGAAACACCCTTACTTCAAAAAGCTATTGAATATAAAAATAGTGAATCAACTATTGAAATAGTTCAATGGAAGTTAGATAGAAACTTCCAATCATTCCATCAAGGAGAATATCACCCTAGATATTTTGAGATATATCCAATTTTTGGAAGAGACTTAGAATATTCATCCTTGAAATATGAAAATCTACCAAAATATATACAAAAAAAGATAAACATAATTAGAAAAGCATTAGCATAAATTTAAGGGCGACTTCGGTTGCCCTTTTTTTTGCTTGCATATTAATAATCATTTTTGTATAATTTAATTTCAATTAACTAAGGGAGAATAAAATGACCCAAGAACAATACGAGCCATTGGCTCAAACAGCCAGAGAGTGTTTCGGTGCAATAGATTGCTCAGGACACATACAAAGAAAAGCTAATTTGGATTATCTTAAATGGACATTTGCTGTCAAATGTTTATTGGATAACTTTCCAGAAAGTGATTTTAGCTTTAGAGTTGAACCGTCTTATGAGGGTGCTACAACATACATGACTTACTGCACGATTGATTTGCGCAGAGGCATGAGTTCAGTACAGCGTGAAATGTTTTTACCTGTAATGGATTATAAGAATAAATCTATAGCCAATCCGACTACCAGAGATATCAATGATGCAAATTGGAGATGCTTTGTTAAGTGCATGGCAGTTCATTTCAATTTAGGATTAGAAATCTACAACGGCGGTGACTTTACTTCTACTAATGCTGAATTAAGCGAAGACAAGGTTGCAAAGATTTATGAGTTGATAGAGGAAACCGAGTCCGATATTGACCAATTCTGTATTGCCTTTAAAGTTGATTGCGTTGAATCCTTAACTGAGGGTGATTACAGCAGAGCCTTACAAGCCCTTAATAAGAAAAAGGAGAAACTCAATGCATAAGATTAAAGTACATGACATTGACCAAAGGTCTGATGAATGGCATGAGTTGAGACAAGGTTGCATCACAGCGAGCGGTGCAAGCAAGTTGATAACTGCTGATGGCAAAAGGTCAAGTACCTTTCAAGACGTGATTAATCAGATGGTGGCTGAACGTATTACGGGTGAACGAAATGAAATACCTGTAACCGAAGCCATGCAACATGGTATTGACACGGAAGATGAAGCTGTCAAGTTCTTTGAGTTTGCTAATGATGTGACCGTACAGAAGATTGGTTTTGTTACGATTGACGAGCCTGATGTCCGTATCGGATGTTCACCTGATGGCATTATCAAGGAAACCAAACACTTGCTTGAGGTTAAGTGTCCACAGCCTAAAAAACAGATAAAGGTATTGCGAGATGCGAAGTTGCCGACTGAGTATAAAGCACAAACACAAATGCAGTTGTATGTGTGTAACGCTGAGAAACTTCAGTTTATCTCTTATCACCCGAAATCTGAAGCACTGATGGTTACCGTTGAGCGTGATGATGTATTTCTGCATTGTCTTAAAAACTTGCTTGATGAAGCCAATAATACGATTAATGAATTAACAGAAAAATTAAGGAGAAAATAATGGAAACAGCAGAAAATAATGAGCCTGTTTATCTGACCCCAAAAGAGGTATCAGAGAAATATAGAATGAGCACAGGCACTTTGCAAAGCATGAGGCGAAAGGGAACTGGACCAGAGTTTACTTATATAGGTCGAAGGAAAGTCGTTTATAAGCCAGAAAAAATTAATGAATGGATAGACAGTAATGCTAGAACTACGATTAGACCTTACAGCCAAAGTACGTATGTTTTACAACACAGACTTTTGTCAGTAGCAAAAGATTACGAAAAGATTGGAGAACTAGGAGAATTTGTTACGCAAGCTAATAAATTAATTGAAAAAATGAACTTAGGAGAAAATAATGGAAAATTATGATACTGATAACGAAATCTTAGCCAGATACGAAGATTTTGAACATGAGGGACTAATGAGTCCAAAAAACTTTTGTAAAGGTGTGATTGATGCTGTGATTTATAACCAAGACAGAGATGTCAGTTATAACCCAGATTATGACCCTGAACAGCCTTTTAGGAGTTCATACAGAAAAGGAATCCTATTTGGAAAATTATTAGCAACTAAAATTAATGAGGTAAAAAAATGAGTGAACAACAATACGACGATAACAACAAAGCAAGCCTATGGGTCAACGATAAGAAAGTTGAGGATTGGCACGCTGATTTTAACGGAACAGCTAAGATTAATAATGTTGAATATTACGCTAATCTTATGAAGGTTGATTCTGATAACGCAAAAGCTCCTAAATGGCGTATGACTTTTACACCTAAAATCAAGAAAGAGGAAACATCTGGCGCTATTGTAGACAAGATGTTAAAAGATGAAATACCGTTTTAAGGAGAACAAATGCAATATCACATTGGTAAATCAATAAGAGAAGCTATCAAGCTGTCGGGGAGAAAGAATGTGGATGTAGCCAAGAAACTTGACATCACACCACAGCAATTAAACCGATGGAAAGCTATGGGAAGCATTAAATCAGAATGGGTTGAGAAGTTTGCTAACGAGTTCGGTATGGACATCAAGCGATTCTTAGATTTGGGGAATCAGCATGAAACTACTGAATGAGAGCAAGAAACCTTTTCAAGGTCAGTATTGGCGTATAGAGAATAACGACCAATTAAATAACGCTATGGAATCGTTAAAGATGCTTAAGCGTGAAAATGATTGGATTGAGATTCAATTTCGTACACCGAAAACAAGAACCTTACAACAAAATAGTGCCATGCACCTGTGGTTCACAATGGTTGCTGATGAGTTGAATAAGGCTGGTCTGGATATGAGAAAGGTTTTAAAAGAATCTTTTGATATTTACTGGACCAGTCATTCCGTTAAGGAGTTCTTATTCAAGCCTATCATGCAGATTGTGACAGAAAATAAATCCACAACAAAGCTAAAGCGTGGGCAAGTAAGTGAAATTTACGATATATTAAATGCTAAGTTCGCAGAATGGGGTATTCATGTACCCTTTCCAAGCATAGATGAAGAATCGTAAATGTAACTATTGCAAAAAGAAAGGTGAATCTGATAAAATGATTCACAGAGGGATTAAGGCGTTTTGTAATCTTGAATGTTTAACCACATTTGCTGTGGAACAAACAAAAACACCTAGTTTTAAAAAGAGGTTTGAAAAATTAAGGAACAAGAAAGCAAAGCGTCTTAAACCCAAATCCAATCGAGAATTACTCAAAGAAGCCCAAGCCTGTGTTAATCGTTATGTCCGTATGCGAGACATCTACAGAGGTTACGGGTGCATATCCTGTGGACAGCCTTACCTAAACCAGAAGTGGGATGCGGGACACTACATATCCCGTAGGCATAACTTTACCCGATTTCATTTATGGAACATTCATCTACAGTGTGTCAGATGCAATCGTTACGGTTACGGTGAAGCGATATCGTATCGTATTAATCTTATTAATAGGATAGGCGAGGATAAAGTAAAGTGGTTAGAATCTAATTACTTGTCATTGCGTAAATACAGCAATGATGAATTACAACGAATTAAAAAGATATTTAGTAAGAAATCAAGAATCATGGAGAAAAGAATTGAAGAAAGATAATGTAAATCACCCTGACCATTACACGACAGGTGATATTGAGTGCATTGATGCGATTAAAGCAAGCATGACACCCGAACAATTTAAAGGTTACTTAAAAGGCAATTCAATGAAATACATTTGGCGTTACGAGAATAAAGGTAAAGCCTATGAAGATTTGTTGAAGGCTGAATGGTATTTAAAAAAGTTAATTGAGCTAGTCAGTGAAACTTAGGGTTGGGGAGAACACACTGCAAAGTAGGGGGATACACCTAGCTCTATAAATCGATTATATCAGAAAAAAACAAAGGAAATCAAAAAAAAATGGATTTATTAAAGTATAATGGTTTTGATGATGCAATAGTTGGCATTTCTTTAGCCCAGCCCAATCGAGAACCTTGTCTTATATACGATTATGACTTGTGCGTTGAGATTGTGTTAAATCAAGGAGAAATGAGCGTTGAAGATGCTGAAGAATTTGTAACATTTAATCTTGTTGATGTGCATATTGGAGAATCAAATCCAATATTCATGATAAAAAACTTTGAACAAGATATTGACACGGATGAAAAACCTAAGTTAAGATTAGTTAAATGAGGGTTGTAGATGTACGCTTACCTCAATAATCAAATAAGAACCCCACTGCAAGACTTCACAAATCTCGCTCTGTCCCACACTGACAACGAGTACCGCAATACCGAAAGGTCAACGAAGTCGAGCTAACTGAGATGGCGGGACTTCATATGCTTAACGGCGTGTGTCGATTCAAGTACCAAGTCTTCGGACTTTAGCGTTTGCTATCAATATATAATCTAGTTATCAGTTGTTAAAGGTTATATATTGCGGGAAAGAGTGTAACTGTGTCTGTAATAAAAGGGAGAATATGGAACTAAGAGAACATCAAAAGAAAGCTATAGAAAAGATTGACGATTATTTCGGTCATGGGGTAAAGCGTATCGTATTGGGTGCGCCATGTAGCTTTGGTAAGACGGTTATTGCTTCGCATTACATGAAGAAATACCAAGATAAACGTAAAAGCGCAATCTTTGTTTGCGATAGGATTAAATTGGTTGACCAAACCATCAAGACTTTTAAAAATCAAGGCATTAAGTTTGGTGTACTACAAGCCAATCATCCAATGGAAGACTTTAGAAACCCGATACAAGTTGCTTCGGTGCAAACATTAAAAAACAGAACACAAAGCATCATGTCTAACTTTGATATGATTATTATTGATGAATGTCATATCCAATACAAAGGATTGCTTAAATGGCTTGAAACACAAAAGCAAGCCAGAGTCATAGGTTTATCAGCTACACCGTTTAGTAAAGGATTATCAGATTACTTTCAAAAGCTAATCGTTCCTATCAAGCCAAGAGAACTGCTTGAGAAAAAGTTTTTAGCACCTGTAAGGTACTTTGTAGGTCAATCCGTTGACACAACAGGAATTAAAAACAAATCTTTAACAACGGGTGGCTCTGACTATCATCCAGATGAGCTGGGTAAGCTCTACGAAGATAACAAGATACTAACAGGTCATATCGTAGCTAATTGGTTAGAGTTTGGAGAAGATAAACAAACTATTGCTTTTTGTGCCAGTATCAAGCATAGTAAGTATTTAGTACAACAATTCCGTGAAGCGGGAGTCAAAGCAGAACACATAGATGGCTATACGGATATTGAAACAAGGAGAAAGTTATTTGAGCAACATAACCAAGGAGTATTTAAAATCTTATCCTGTTCAAGATTACTCAATACTGGTTATGATGAACCGACTGTAGCGTGTCTGATTGATTGTTTCCCTACTAAGTCATTAATCAATTATGTACAGCGCTATGGTCGTGTCATGCGAATCGCTGATAAGAAACCTTATGCTATCGTACTAGACCACGCACAGAACGTAAAACGTCATGGTATGGCTGAAGATGTGGTTCCTTATAAATTACATAAAAGCACAGAAAGATATAACGAAAAGAAACAAGTCAAACAATCCAAAAAGAAACCCATATCATGTCCGCAATGCCATCGTATGTTTACAGGCATTAAATGTTCATGCGGTTACACGCTACCTCTAACCAAGCGTATTGAATACACACAAGAAATGCTTAAAGAAATTGATAACGAACTTGATATGTTTAAGCCTGTCATGCGTAATGAAAAACAAGAATGGTACAGCGACTTGAAAACCATTGAGTTAGCCAGAGGTTACAAAAAAGGATGGGCGGGTAATATGTATAAGGCTAAGTTTGGTGTCTTTCCTGAGGGTATAGAATACAAGTTTAGCCCTATCATTAACCCTAAAGTTAAGAACTTTGTTACAAGCCAACAAATACGATTTGCTAAATCAAAGAAGAAACAAGCTGTTAATAATTTCTTAAGCGCTAAACTTAACTAGTATGCTCTTTACCGTATTTCATTAAATCACGGAGTCTTTCTGCTCTTGGACCAACTTGCTTTGCCCAGAGTGAATCCATCATCTCTACAGATGCGGTTTCGTAGTCACCGTCTTCTACGGCTCTAATAAATTTCTTGAATTTAAGTAAACGAGTGATGCCTAAGTTAAAACACATATTAATCAATACACGCTTGCGTGTTCCATCTAATCCATTATAAAAACTAAAATTAAGTTTAAGGTCAGAGACACAAGAACGGATATCATTTTCCAATAGATATTCAATTTCGCTTTCTGATATACCATTATCTTCGATGTTACGACCAACTCCAATGGTTAGCTTACCTGCTGAACATTTGTAAGGATGTGTCTTAACGCCTTCATCACGCTTGAGTTCTTTTATCAGCGTTTGTCTGTCAGTAAAATCTAATTCAAACTCTTTGTATGCGTCTTCTATGTCAGCCATTCTTTTTTCCTTTTTTAAATATCTTGTCCCAAGCATCTTCAAACTGCTTCTTAGGTACTTGCATAGGTCTCTGTGTACTGCCTTTACTCATTTCATTTTCTTTTTCTTTTTCTTCTTGACAGGCTTAGTCCAGCCTTCTGTGGCGTAATAGGCTTTTGTTTGTTTCTTACTTTTGTACGGCATTAAACGGTTACTCCTGATTTTTTCTCTAGTTGTTGTCGAGACCTGTTAATTCTACCACAACCCCTGCATTGAAAACGTTGATAGACACCAGTATTTGTCATTTTCTTGCCATTCTTGATTAAATCTTTAGAGCCACAGTTTCTGCATACGGGTTCATTAGAATCAATGTACAAGGCACGATTCGGGTGAGCATCAATCCAACCCAACATATTGTGGTATAAACGCTCCATAATCACTACATCTTGTTTATTATATTTTTTCATAATCTTCCAAGCCTTTTAATCGCCATCCATGCAGTCTTTCCATAAGTCCATGCCCATGTGTTTGACCTTGCTTCCAAGACCTAATTGCTGACAAATGTAATCCAGCTTGTTACTGGCAAACTTAAACTTGCGTCTTGCCACTTTCAGCAAATCTATTTGCTTGTAATCTAATGGTGCTAATCCAAGCATGAAAAACTCTTTTTGCAAGGTAGGCATATCAAACTTTGCACCGTTGTAATGCACAACAGCATCAGCTTGTGAAAGTAAATCATAGACGTTCTTAATCATCTTTTCTGGCTTAGATTCGTGTACCGAGTCAAACATGACTGCTCTTTTACCATCCCATTTAGCAGCCCAACACATCGTGTAACCTGCTTCAATAATGTTCTTGGTGCTTATATCTTGTCCCCATAATCCCCATGTGTAGACCTTGTGAGGTGCTGTTTCTATGTCAATGTGTAGTATCTTCATTTAGTTCCCCTATATCAACAAATGCTGTTTGGATAACCATGCCTTTAGGTATAACCATTGGTGCGTTGATTGAGCCGTCTTCATCGTAATAATCAGTAGATAATATATAGGCATCTTCATTCTCTGATATAAAGAATCCGACAGTGGTTCGTATAATAGGTCTTAGTAATTTAGCTTCTTCAATAGACAAATCCATGCTTCCGTCAATCCAAGCATCTTTCCATCTAATAGCTAATATTCTCATTCTTTGCTGGAGTTACTTGCTCCGAAGTAAAATGATATGACTGCTGAGACAAGTCCACCCATGTAACCTAAGACTAGGTTAATCAGTTCCATAGAGTTCTGCTCTGGTGGCATAACAGTAATCATGGCGATGTAGGCACAAAAGAAAAATACCATTGTTACGCCAATCAATTTAGCTGTCCAGTCTCTAGCAAAGTGCGTTCTGGCGTTTTGTTTATCTGCTGTCTCTAAAGCAAATAAATCAACGTCCAGTTCTTTCATCTTGGCTTCAAACTCAAGCTCTTTGTTCTTAAGCTCCATGAGCTGTTCTGGCGTGGCTTGCTGTACAGCACGTTCTACGGCTCTTTCGTTAGGCTCACATCCTAGTGCATCGGCTACTACGTTCATAGCCATACCGCCCAATGGTCCACCTAAAGCCTGTCCTATCGTTGGAGCGACTGAACCGACTACATTTTTTAACATATCTTTTAGCATAATGACCTCTTGATTTGTTCTGCTATATTAGACTCACGCTTACTCTGTTCGAGTTCGTTTTTAATGGTGTGATTTTCAGCCTTTAATAGATTGATTTCAGACTCTAGCTCTTGGATTCTGCGAGCCATTCTCATTTTTTCATCGGTCATACGACCATCATCTGTAAACATACTTCACCTCTCGGTAAACATATATGTTTATATTATATCATAAAATCAACTATTTAAAGCAATTTCTGCAAGTAGTAGTATCACTGCACCACTGCAAGTGATTAATATTAGTTCCAATCGTTTAATTCTAAGTATCGTTTCCTTCCATCTTTCCGCACAGACTGCCTCATGCGTGGATAAATGTTTATCTATATTATCCAGTCTTTCGTGTGCGTGTTCTGTGTTTCGTTTCATAGCGTTAACCATATAGAGAACATAAAGCCCATGCCGATTGTTAGCATGACCAATGTAATAAATATGCTCACGTCTCTATTCAATGTTGTTTAATGGATTGGTTAATATTTCTTCTATTCTTTGGTCAAGATACTCACGCATCTCAATCAATTCTGCATCGATATCCCTGACAGTCTCATTCAACTGTCGTTCTAGTGCATAAACATCGTTTCTGAGGTCTCTCTGCGTCTCTGAGGCACTATTTTCGACTGACCTTACTAGGGTACTATTCTGTGCCATTAGACGGCTTATTTCGTCTATTTCGCTGTTTAAACGGGATTCTAGGTTATCTATCTGGTTTGATAGGTCTGTCTGTACTAATTCATAGATTGAGTCTAATCTGTTTACTTCAGATTGTATTTCAGCAATATCTATGCTTGCGAGCGTCTCCTCTGCGACCATGAGCCGATTATAAAACTCAAATCCTGTCCATAAAGCTCCACCCAATGCAGATAATAATGGAATAATCATCAGTAGTTTCCCACCCGATAACTTTATGCCTTCATATTCAATTTCTGCCATATTGTTGTCCTACTAATTCGTCATATATCTGACTACTATTATAATTCATTCTAAGCACACTCATGCGTGCGTCAGGCAAATTTATACGATAAATAATCCTTTCTCTGTAAAAGTTTGGATTATCTGTCAGTGCTATGTTGTAATAATCACCTAAGTTAGACATTCCATTCATTAATATCATGGTGCTGGATTGGTCT